GCTCAGACTACTGAAGAACAGCGGGCTAGAGATGCTCTTACGGAAAAACTTAATACATATAGAAACACATTGCAGGCTATGGGCGTTGCGGAGGAGGATTTTAACACACTTAGAGATAAACTGTGGGCTGATTTTGATAAAAAATATAAAAAACAGCAGCAATCTTGGCTAAGTGCTGTTACGGACGGCTTAGACGAAGCTGCTAAAGACATAGGATATACATATGATAATATAAAGGATACTGTAAAAAGTGCTTTTTCAGGTATGACGGAAGCACTGACAGATTTTGTTGTTACAGGAAAATCGTCATTCTCGGATCTTGTTAATAGCATTATAAGCGATATTGTCCGCATGCAGATTGAGACTTCAGTAACCAAGCCCCTCTCAGAAGGCTTCTCCGGTCTCATGTCTAGTTGGTTTGGTATGACGTCTAACGCCAAGGGCGGCGTTTACAATAGCCCGTCTCTGCATAGCTATACCAACACTGTGCAAACAACGCCAAAGCTCTTCACGTTTGCACAGGGCGGCGTGTTCGCTGAGGCCGGACCGGAAGCCATCATGCCCCTTGAACGTAACGAGCAAGGTGAACTTGGCGTAAAGGCATCTGCGTCAAACGTTACGGTCAATGTAATCAACGAATCCGGGACGCCAATGCAAGTAACGCGCCAAGAGCAATCATTTGATCTCCAGGGTGAGATTATTACACTTTGGATAGATGGATTCCAGCGCAACAAAAGCAACCTGCGCACCATGTTAGGAGGCTAGTACAACATGGCTACATTTCCTATTACGCAAAAGCCTTCGTCGTTTTCTGAAACGCCTACGAAAAGTCAGATACGCAGTGAGTTTGAAAATGGCACAGTTATATCTAGGCCGCGTTATTCTCGCGGACGTTCTATGTTTACGCTAGGCTGGTCATTTTTACCTGAGGCCAGCTATCAAGAACTTGTAGACTTCTTTTACACGAACCAGGGCTATACATTTTCATACGAGCATCCTATTACTGGAGATATGCTAACGGTGCGTTTTAGTGATGATAATGTAGGCGAATGGAAGTGGGCTAAGCCTGGCTATCGCTCAGGTTCCATAAACATAGAGGAGGCATAGGTATATGCTTTCTTTATCTAGCGCCGCGATCATAGAGAAGAATAAACTTTCTACAAACACAAACTGGATCATCCTACTTGAGATACAGCTCACAGATGGCCAGGTTATACGCGTCTGTAGAAACACAGAGAACGTACTGTGGGGCGGTGAAGAATGGGTAGCCTTCCCGTTTACCATTGACGATATATCTGAGCAGTCTGCTGGTGAAGAACCACAACTTACGGTAAGTGTAGGTAACCAGACCCGGGCAATCCAATCATATATAGAAGAAGGTAACGGCGGTGTGGGCGCTACCGTCACCATACGCGTTGTATTCCAAAAATACTATGGCCAGAATACGTACCTTGAGGATGTTGACGGAGCCCCTATTACTGATGTAGAAGATGATTATATATATCTGATACATACAGCAGAGCCTTCTGTTGAGCTGGAATATGAGTACGTGTGTACAGGCTGCACGGCCACGTCAGAGTGGGTTACGTTTACGCTAGGAGCATCAAACAACAACTTCCGTAGAGCGTTCCCTAGACACAAGGCCTACAAAAACATCTGCCGCTGGAAATTCAAGAGCCCTCAATGTGGCTACACAGGCACAGAGTTCGATACGTGCCCAAAGACGCTAGCTGCATGCCGCGAGCGGGGAAATAGCACACGTTACGGGGGCTTTCCATCCATTGGTACAGGAGCACTTTATGTTTGATCAACGTCTTATAGGAATACCGTTCGTTGATGGTGGAAGAACGTTTGAGGGGTGTGATTGTTGGGGGCTTGTACGTCTCGCGGCAAAAATCATATACAACGTAGACTTCCCGGACTACGTTATCACATGCTTCGATAGCATTGGTATAGATGGCTATTGCAAGCGGGATCTTATACGTCAGTGGAAGCCTATTAAAGGACCGGAAGAATGTGCCATAGCTATCATGGGCACGGACAAAAATGCCCCGGACCTCATGAACCACATAGGCCTCGTTATTGGCCGCAACAAAATGCTCCATACACTTAAAAAACAGCACTCTCACATAGAACGTATCGATCACCCTTTCTATAGAAAACGAATAAAAGGATACTGGCGGTATGTTGGATAAAAACACCATCACAGTCACTGTTATACGCAATCCATTTGATCCTCATGGCTCGCGGCTTATAAAAACCATACCATTCGAGGAAGGTAAAAGCGCGGCTTCCTATCTCACGTCATTCTATCCTCTCGTGAAACCTGATGTTGATATCGTAGCATCCCATAATGGCTTAATTGTTGAAGAACCACAGCACGTGCTGCCTAAAGCTGGCGATTCACTTGTTCTCTGTCCCGTGTTCCACGGTGGGGGTGGTGGCGATAGTAAAAATCCGCTTAAGACGATAGCGGCTCTTGCGGTTGTAGTTGTTGCTGCGTGGTCTGGGCAAGCATGGCTTAGTGCTTATGGGATGCAAATTATAGGGCCTTCTGGAGCTGTAACAGGTTACACAGCGGCATCTAAAGCCATAGCAGCTAGTATAACCATGGCGGTAGCGACTATTGGCGGCCTGGTCGTAAATTCAATTTTCCCCAGCAACTTTAGCACAGCTAGTGCTAGCCTATCTGACACATCTACTACATATTCTTGGTCCAAGGATAGTAATCCTTATGAAGAAGGTACCACCGTTCCTGCCCTTTTTGGAAAAATGCGTGTAACGCCTGCCTTAATCAGCTCTTACACCGAATCTGATGGTGATGAACAATACCTGTCTTTGCTTTATATGATAGCTGAAGGGCAGGTAGATAATATTACAGATATACAAGTAAACGACACCAACTATAACAACTACGACTCAGTATCTATAGAAAAACGTTACGGTCATAATGAACAAGACGTTATAAGCTATTTTGGAGATACCTATTCAGATATAAGCGTTTACTCTCAATTAAACACAGACCTTTCGTGGACCACCGCAACCACCTTAGGCAACTCCTGTGATGGTCTTGTTGTAGTTATGGTAGCCCCAACTGGCTTATGGTATGCTAACGATGAAGGTTCCCTTAACACTGTTAAAGTATATTTTGAAATACAATCGCGCCGACAGCTAGATGCTTCAGCAGACACGTGGGATGATTGGGAAAGCTGGGGCACTTACAGTATGTCAGGATCGGATTATAGCACCACGCGTAAATCCATCCGCAAGGACAACCTTACACAAGGCAAGTATGAGATCCGTGTAGCCTTCACGCAAACGCCGCCCACAGGTAGTCGTTACGGTAGTGATATATACTTAGACTATATACAAGAGGTATACTATGATGACTTCACGTATCCAAACACGGCCCTGTTAGCCGTAAACGCCCTTGCCACAAGCCAGCTTTCTGGCTCTATGCCTACGGTTACCTGCATAGCAGATAAACAAACTGTAAGTGTCCTGGGCGAAGATAAGCCTGCAAGTAACCCAGCATGGGCATCGTGGCTTATCCTCACTGACACCATCACTGGCCTAGGTATAAATGAAAACAAACTCTCCTACGACGAATTTGAAGAGTGGGCAGAATGGTGCGATGAGAAAGGTATCTATTGTGGGCTATATGTGGATGAGACACTAACGGCGCCGAACGCTATGGCTATGCTCGAACAGCTTGGACGTGGCCGCGTTATAAAACGTGGGGATAAGTATGGTGTTATCGTAGACAAGCCCAGTGATCCTGTACAGATGTTTACCGTCGGCAATATTATTGCTGATACGTTTGAGGAAACGTGGCTAAGTCTTGAAGACAGGGCAAATTCTATACAAGTTGAGTATTGGGATGAAGAGTACGACTACGCTAGAACAACATTCCAGGTACGCACAGACCCATTTCTTGGCGATGATGTAGATATAGAGACAACTGTTACGCTTACAGGGTGCACGAATAGAGAGATAGCTGCCCGCCATGCACAATACCTCTTAAATTGCAACAAATACCTGTTACGGACAGTATCTTTTGAGGCCCAGATAGACGCCATTGCTTGCCAGCCTGGGGATGTTATACTTGTACAACATGATGTGCCACAGTGGGGCTATGGCGGGCGCGTGCAAGCGTTTGAAGACAATATACTTACGCTAGACCGCGAGATAGAGATGCCACTCTCGTCCGGCTCCTATAGCATTATGCTCCGGCATAGCGTAGACGATAGCATTGAAGAGCATACGCTTACGACTGGAGAACAGACAACGGACCAAGTCGTTGCTAGCGGGGCGTGGGCTATTGACCCTGAGCCGGGAGACATCTATAGTATAGGCGAAACGAACATTGTAACCAAGCCGTTTCGTGTTGTTTCCATAAGCAAGTCTTCTGATTTGCAGTGCAAGATAACGTGTCTTGAGTATTATGATGAGATATATGATGATGAGGGTGAGATACCAGAAGTTACACAATATAGTGCCCTTACAACAACTGCCAACCTTAAAGGTAAAACAACTGTTCGTAAACTTGAAGGGCTAGAAAAGAATGTCCTGTGTCTTACATGGTCCGGTAGTGCTATGCAATGGACCGTATTTAAGCGTCTGCTAGGCACGGATAGCCCATGGGAATTCATAGGCACAACAACAAGCCCGCGTTTCGACGTGTTTAACCTGCAAGATAATAGATACTACCAGTTTTGTGTAACGCATAGTGGTTCTCCCGCGGACGGGAAAACAGTAAGTGTATCCTTTCCTGGTGATGCTACGCCTGCGGGCACTGAAGCAGTTTATACAAGTGATGGTATTACGGTAGTTAAAACAAGTGATGGAGAAAACGTTTACGTTATAGGAGAATAGCTTATGGCATTACATCAAGAATTAAGTGGCACAGAGATACATACGCCATTTGCGTTTGTTTACGCTGATGCAACAGCCCGTGAAAACGCTACGGGGCTTACAAGTAGTGATGAGCAAAAACTTGCGTTGCAAACGGATAAATATAGCTTGTGGGTGCTAGCAGATTCATCTGGACCAACGTGGATAGAAGTTGGCACACCTCAAGGTGGTATTATAATGTGGTCTGGCAGTATTGATTCTATACCATCAGGATGGGCTCTTTGTGATGGTACAAATGGCACACCTGATTTACGTAATAGGTTTGTAATTGCTGCGGGTGGAAACTATAGTGTAGGAGCTACAGGAAACATGAGCATGCCAAGCCATACACACACCTTCAGCGCAAACACAAATAGCACTGGAAGCCATACACACACATACGTCCACTCGGTGACCCCAAACTATTATACAGATAACACCAGCACCACAGGTGCACATACCCATACTGTAGCGGGGACTACATCTGCACGTGCAGCTGTAGTAATCACAACATACTATGCCCTCGCATATATTATGAAGCTTTAAGGGAGATGTAATACTAATGAAACGACAAATTATATGTAATAAAAATCTTGTCTTCATTCAGGAAGAAACACCTGTTACACTTGATTGCACACCATTACTTAACAAAGGTTATATCTTCATTGGGGAAGATGAAGAGGGTTTGTGGGCTGAAACAAGGCCATTTACAGGGCGAATCCGTGATATTGATGCTACACCTGTTCTAGCTCTCTTTGCACAGGCTGAAACATTATTGGCTGAGGTGGTGCCCGCCCCTCCGACTTATGAAGAGCAGATACGCACACGGCGTGACGACCTACTTCGTAATTGTGACTGGATGGTTCTCCCAGACAGTCCATACAACACCGAGACAGTGCGAGCCTACCGTCAGACCCTCCGCGACCTCCCCCGGCAAGAAGGCTTTCCCTGGAATGGTCCTGACGATCCAGACGTGCCTTGGCCTACGTTAGATATATAACAAAAGGAGCCCTCTATATGAAATTCCCAACAGATGTTACAGAAATAGATGCTATAGAAGATGGTGATTGGTTGCTAGTAGCGGATGCTAGCGATAATGATGCAACACGTAAAGTACAATTACCCGATGCAAAGCTGGCCGGAATAACGCCAAGCGAATCAGCAGAGCCCGGGGGCATCCCCGTTGCCGATTCATCCGGCCATATATCCATGGGCTGGCTGCCCCTCAAGACCAATCTGGAAAATCTCGGGGCCGTAGGCTTTCGCTGGGACCCGGGTGCCGACACCTATCAGACCTTCAACCTGTCGTCGCTGACCGATTGCCACTTGAATATGAAGCGCTGCATCATGGATAACACCGGCACAAAGGTGTATAACCTTGGTGCAACGGACAGTACAAAACAGGAAGACGGCGTTACAGATGCCACCCTTGACGGCAGTATCGGCCAGATTATGACCGAGATACCAAAGACATACTACGCCCTGTTCACTGACAACTACGGGTATGTCAATCTGTTCACATCCGACACACCCCTTCCGGAGATGTCACTGCATCCGGCTTTCAACTGGGGCGGGACGATCAAGGACAATGTGTATATCGGCTCCTTGGAGGCGTGTCTGTATCAGAGCACAAAATACGGCTCTGCATACCCCAGTGCGGCTACCCCACCTGCAAATAACCTAAACCGAACACAATTTCGTACCAACATGGCTGACGGCGTATTCGGGCAGTGGCATTGGAATCAATACGATCTGCTCCGATTGCTCATGTATTCGGAGTATGGCACGTTTAGAGTGCAGGAACAGCTTGAAGGGCATACGGAAGATTCTCCCGATGAAGCAAACCTGACACCAGTCGGCGCAACCCTGAGCCTGGGTAATGCATCCGGGACGATAAACAACGGCTCGCTGAATACGGCAAACTCGTACAGGGGCATAGAAAACCCGTTTGGCAATATTTGGAAATGGGTGGACGGGATAAATGTGTACGACTGGGTACCGTATATCTGCGACGATCCAGCAGACATTGCAGCGTTGGGGACAACCCCTCCCTCTGACTACCATCCAGTACTCGATCAACATGGAAACATCGTGGAGCTTCCGCATTCCGGCAATTACCAGAAGCATCTATGGGATGGCACCTTGCTGCCTGCGACCATTGGCGGTGGTAATAGCTCATATATCAGTGACTATTTTTATCCGGCCTCCGGTGCCCGGGTCGTGATGGTCGGCGGAAATCTGTATGCTGCGCGTCTGGCGGGGATCGGTTACCTGCGTGCGAGTAGCGATGCGTCGAGCGCGATTTGGTATATCGGTTCTCGGTCCGCGATCATAGCGTAAACCGCTATGCAGTTTCCTGCGCAGCAGGACGGTAGGACGCAAACCGCACGCTACAAATTTGGTGAGTGCAACAATGGAGAAATTATGAATATATGGGA